GTGCCGCACCTCGAATCTAGGAACTGGTTTCGTGGTAACGTGTTAGTTTGTGTATGACTTATACACAAAACGTGTCATTGCGTGCCGCACCTCGAATCTAGGAACTGGTGTCAGAGGCGCAATACGAAACGGGCCACGCGCACCTCGAATCTAGGAACTGGTATCGAAGAATTCGAGACAAAAAAAAAGCCCCCTTGCGGGGGCTTCGGTTGGTGGGTGGGTTACTTCTTGAGTCCTAGTGAACTCTCGATGGTGGGCGCGGGTTCTTTGTTATATGCCTCGATGGCTATAGCCATGATTTCAACAAAGCGTGCCTGCCCCGACAGATCATACTGTGCGACGGTGTTAAACATCTTAACCAATCGCGGATCTCGGATCTGCGGGGGCAGTACCGATGATTTCGCCTCGGTCACTGAACCGGATTCAATGTGCGTATCAGTTGAGACGCCGCCGGTTTGGGTATCCTTACCCTTGGCAGTTTGAGCCTTAGGCGCTTTGTTCGGCGCTACCGTCTTGGTCTCGAATGGTGCTAGCAGAGAGATCAATTGATTGCGAAGATTAGCCATGCCACTACTAATTATGTTATTAGCCCTACCTTGCGCTGCCTTGAATTTTTCTACCTTAGCAGCCTGCGCCTTAGTGACGGGCTTTTTGTTGCCTGCGCATAGTTTTAGCTTGTGCGATTTTACCGCGTCCCTATCCATGCTCTTGATCTCGGCTAAGGTAAACCCCGCAAACGTGCGCCCAAATCCATCGCTGCGCGATGCGATGAACCCCGTTCGCAATTGCGCGTACACTTCAGGACTACCCTTCGTTTCGTAGGTATCCGCGATTGTGATTGTTGGCTTTCCGGCCTTTACGAAGCGCGATCCGTCCGCACTGCGCTTTAGTCCGACCATTCGCGCAGCGATTACGCGGGCATTCTCTGAGGCGCTGAAATAGTTAGTGGCTGTTTCGATTAAGTTTGGCATGTTGCCTTGCTCCATTTTGTTAAGTTAACGCCGGTGGATCACCCCGCCGACGCCCCAAATTATAACACCATGACGTGTTACACACAAGTAAACCGTGGTATATGGCGGTAAATAGTGGTTTTTTGTGTATAGGTCATACACAAAACAGGCAAATCAGACCCCACCGCCCCCCGACCCCCGCGCACTGCTAGCAGCTACGCACGGCGCATGTACTACTAATCTGCGCGAATTATCAGCATCGCCACGAGTTTGCGTATCATTTTGTATTTTCTGGCAGTATCTAATGGTTTTTACAGCAGAAGCACCCCACCCCCCTCTACACAGGAAACCCCCCACCCCAAAAATAAAAGTCCCAGCAAAAAATTTTTTGTTTGTCAAGGGGCTGAAATGCCGGGTTTTAGCCTTTCCGGCTTATTCTCCGGTCAGGGTATCGTTGATCTGGCGAATCCAGAAAAAGAACTCCGGCTGCGGTAGAGCGTGCTTCATTTTGTTGGCCTGCCAACACACAAGCTGTATGTTGGATTTGACGTATCCCTTCGCGGGGTCTATTCGATCTATGCTTGCGTTGGTAGTAGTTTCTCCGAACCCCCGGTGCCGGGTCATAACTAGCCCACTCAAAGCACAGCGTCCGTCCTGTTCCTCCCATAAGTCTATTAAGTCGTCCACGGTGACAGTAAATTCCATACCTTGCTTTTTCTCCCGACTGTGTTTTAGGCCCGCTAAAGCGTACTTGAGGAAGTCTTCGTAACTACGGTTGCGTATAGCGTCTTTGCGAGCGTGCTTACAGGCTTTACAAGTGCGGCCCCTATAACCGTGACTCATAGGGAATTTATCTAGCGGTTTTTCTTTTTCGCACACCTTGCAGGCTCTTGTTTCCTCTGGTGGCATGTTGTATTTTCTCCAACTACGTTTCAGTGAGTGGGTGCCCGCAAGGCAATCACAAGACAATCACAAAACAATTACGCAAACATGACCCTATTTATAGAGCCTGAACTCGGTGTACCTCTTGCGGATGACGTGCCGAACGTCGATCTGAAGGAGCGTGCGGAAGCAGCGTGTAATACGGCACTGAAATTGGCAGACCACGGCTTAGACTTAGAACCTACGGTAGAAGATGAAGATGCTGCTGCGAAACTTGCTATCGCTTACGCTGACGATCCTGAAAAAACTTCTAAGAAGGTTACTACAAAGAAAGCGGCGACGCTTACCCCTGCCTCTATTGTTCTAACCAACAACATCCTACAAGAGTTCGGGCACTCTGTTGCAGAAAGTGCTACGCAGATCCGTTACCTTGTTACCAACAAACTACTGCTTGAGTCGGAGAACGACGACCCGCGCATACGGATTCGGGCGCTGGAGCTTCTGGGTAAGATCTCAGATGTGGGGCTGTTCGCAGAGAAGACAGAAGTGACGGTAACGCACCAGTCAACCGAAGATCTGCGTAACAAGTTACGTGGTAAGTTAGAGAAGTTGGTGCAGCCAGTAGACGATATAGCAGAGGCTGACTACGAAGATATTGTGCTAGATGGTGAGGCGCTGGACTTAGAGGGCGAGCTAGGTATTCAAGAGTACGATGATTGAGGCCGTTCCCGATTTTACCGAGGAAGAAGTCCAAAACATGTTGGATAACCTCGACGTTTTTTCTGATGAGGAAGTTGTCGAGATAAATCGCATCGTAGACGAGCTTGCAGCGCGGCAGGCTAACAAGGCAGCGCATGACGACCTCATAGAATTCTGTAAAAGGATGCAGCCCGACTATATTGTAGGCAAGCACCACCGCATTCTGGCGGATATGCTGATGGCTATTGAGGCGGGTGACAAAGACCGCATCTGCGTCAACATCCCACCGCGTCACGGCAAGTCCCAGCTTGTCTCTATTTTCTTTCCGGCATGGTTTTTAGGGCGAAATCCCGGCAAGAAAGTGATGATGGTGTCGCATACCACTGATTTGGCAGTAGATTTTGGTCGAAAAGTGCGGAATCTCATCTCTACAGACGCATATCAGGCCATTTTCCCCACCGTTCAGCTTGCGAGCGACTCAAAATCAGCCGGTAGATGGAACACAAACGTCGGCGGCGAGTACTATGCGTGCGGTATTGGCTCTGCACTGGCTGGTCGCGGTGCTGATTTGCTGTTGGTGGACGACCCACACTCGGAACAAGATGTAATCAACGGCAATTTTGCTGTTTTTGAGAAGGCATACGAGTGGTTTACGTTCGGTGCGCGTACTCGTCTGATGCCGGGAGGGCGTGTTGCTATAATTCAGACCCGATGGCATATGGATGATTTAACGGGGCGCGTTACACGCGACATGACACAGAATGACAGGGCGGATGAGTACGAGGTAGTCGAATTCCCTGCCATACTGGAGATTGAGGACGAGGAGACGGAGGAGATTGTAGAAAAGCCGCTGTGGCCTGAGTTCTTTGACCTAGAAGCACTGCTGCGAACTAAGGCATCCATGCCGACATTCCAGTGGAATGCTCAGTATCAGCAAACACCCACGGCGGAAGAGGCTGCGCTGGTCAAGCGGGAGTGGTGGCAGATATGGGAGCAGGAACGGCCTCCGAGTTGTGAGTACATTATTATGTCGTTGGACGCGGCAGCAGAGAAACACAACCGTGCGGACTTTACGGCGTTGACTACGTGGGGTGTATTCCTGTACGAAGAGACTAACAACTACAATATCATCCTGTTGAACAGTATAAAGAAGCGCATGGAGTTCCCAGAGCTGAAAGACATGGCGCTGGAAGAGTATAATGAGTGGGAGCCTGATGCGTTCATCGTAGAAAAGAAATCATCGGGTACGGCGCTGTATCAAGAGATGAGGCGTATGGGACTGCCAGTTTCGGAGTACACACCCCACAGAGGGTCAGGCGATAAACTTGCACGCCTAAACTCAGTATCTGATATTATTGCGTCTGGTTTGGTGTGGGTTCCTCCTACGCGATGGGCAGAAGAGGTAGTTGAGGAGATTGCCGGGTTTCCGTTTATGAGCAATGATGACTTGGTTGACTCGACGGTTATGGCACTCATGCGGTTCAGGCAGGGCGGGTTTATAAGACTACCGACAGACGAGCCGGAAGAACAAAGATACTTCAAACGACGTGGAAGCGGGTTCTACTAGAGATAGATTATGGCTATAGAAAAAAGTTTGTACGCAGCGCCTGAAGGTATTGACGCAGCCACAGAAGACGACGACTCCACTCTGGAGATTGAGATTGTTGACCCAGAAATGGTTGTGTTGGATGACGGTAGTGTAGAAATCACTATCATCCCTGACGCAGAACCCACAGACATGCTCCCCTTCGATGCTAACTTGGCGGAAGTGTTGGATGACAGCGTGCTGGCTGAACTTGCTGATGATCTGGTTGGCCTAGTAGATTCTGACATTGGTAGCCGCAAGGACTGGGCCGATACGTTTGTTAAGGGACTAGATGTACTGGGCTTCAAGTACGAAGAGCGTACAGAGCCGTGGGATGGTGCATGTGGTGTGTACTCCACAGTCCTCGCTGAAGCAGCCATACGCTTCCAAGCAGAAACTATGTCAGAGACATTCCCTGCCGCTGGGCCTGTAAAGGTCAAGATCATTGGTGTGGAAGACAAAGACAAGGAAGAAGCGGCAAGCCGCGTAAAAGCGGATATGAACTACGAACTCACCGAGCGCATGGTGGAGTACAGACCAGAGCACGAACGCCTGCTGTACAGCCTTGGCTTGGCTGGTAGTGCGTTCAAGAAGGTATACTTTGACCCGAATATAGGCCGACAGACTGCCGTATACATACCCGCCGAAGATGTCGTTGTGCCGTATGGCGCGTCTCATATAGAAACCGCAGAACGTGTTACGCACATCATGCGTAAGACAAAGAACGATCTGAAGAAACTGCAAGCCGGTGGGTTTTACCGAGACATGGATCTGGGTGAGCCACAGCCGTACCACACAGATATTGAAGAGCGTAAGGCCGAAGAAGGTGGCTACTCGCTGACAAACGACAACCGCTACTCTTTGTACGAGATCCATGCAGATCTGGTTATTGATG